AGACTAAGTACTAAAGAACGCAATGCTTACTGGAAGATATACAATGAAAATAAACGATTTAAACACTCTTAGCGAAGGCTTACAATATCATGTTAGCAACAACTTGCCACTGAGCGAAAATGTCTTTCGCCCGGGCAGTGAGGAGTTTTTTCGTTTAATTGACGAAGCTAGAGCCGCATTTAATCAAGACAAGCTACAACTTGATTGGTTTGATCAAGAACTACTTAACACAGACATTGGAACTATAGTTGAACTAGCTAATGGCGAAGAAGTTCCGCTGGATCTTCCATTTTACGAAGACGAGCAACTCGACGAAGCAGTTCCAGTAGCGGCAGTAATATGGGTACTTAAATGGGTTATCAAACACGGTGCTTGGCCAGTGCTAAAATGGTTACTAAAAAAGCATGGTGGTAAAATCTTCGGCGGCGCTGCTATAGCATATTATGTGAATCAAGGCTGGGAATGGGTCGAAGGCGCAATTGGTGCTGAATACGCTCAAATGCTAATCGACAATGGATTTGAAATTGGAATGGCAGTGGCATTTATTCTAGGTGCTGTAGCACTTAAAAGAATCATTGAACGCCAAGGCGCACGACTATTTAAAGTAAACGAAGCATTACTAGAAGATGAAGATATGGTTAATGAAATTTGGGGATTTGCTGCTGGCAAAAGCAAGAAGCGTGAACCGTATAAACCAGTGCCAGAACCAACAGAACCTAGTATGAGAGAAAAGATAGCAGCAAGACGTAAAGCCGCTGCGCAGGGCGACAAAGAAGCATTCCGTAAAAGTTACAAAGACATTAAGGAAGCAAGCGACACAGGCACGTATCGCGATGAAGAAAACAACATTGATGTAAAATGGCAGAAGTTATTTAATGGGCACAATGAATATTTTGATATTGAAGCATACAGAGATGGTGAGAGAGTACAAATCAATAACCAACAAGCTGATCGTTACATCTATTTGATCAAGCAAGAAATGAATGAATCACTGGAAGAAGCAGAGTACCAAGGCAAAAAGGTAACTCTCAACACGCCCAAACGTGGCGGTAGTAAGAAGTTCTATGTATACACTAAAAACAAAAAAGGCAACGTGATTAAAGTCAGCTTTGGGCAACAAGGTATGACTGTAAAAACAGATAACCCAGGGCGTGTAAAAGCATTTGTTGACAGACACGATTGTAAAAACAAAAACGATCGTACCAAGGCTGGTTATTGGAGTTGCAGACTTCCACGTTACAAGAGCTTGGGCATCAAAGGTGGTCAGTGGTGGTAAAGCCATATAACGACAAACACATTAACGAAACAACTAAAATAAGAACATTCGAATCCACGGTTGATTCAAGTGAATTGGTATGGCACCAAGACCACAACACTAGAAATGTAACTGTATTGGAAGGGCATGGCTGGGCATTACAGTTAGATAACCAATTACCTACGCAAATGTTGCCGGGAATAACCTATACAATCCCCGCAAAAATATTTCACAGAGTACTAAAAGGTGTTGACAATTTGGTTGTAGAAATTACAGAATCTATATAAATTTGCGCTAACATTTCTATTTTTATGTAAGTAATAGTGTTATGTAAGGAGACTACTAATGTGCAGTCCGTTTATGCGTAAAGAAGCCAATCGTTTTTACTGGATAGTAAAAGGTTCATTAATACCCCAATCATGGTCCGACAAAGATGTAGAAGGAATATACAATAGCTATATGAAACGCATCTGGGGCAACCACGAAAATTGTGTCAGCGAAGAAGGATTTTCTTCTGCGTGGGCAGACAGAGAATACGAAGAAATAGATAAAGTAGCTGTATTAGGATACGATTAATAGTTGACAATCAGTGCTTCTTCCTGTAATATATAAGGAATTAAATATATTTAGAAGGTACAACTATGTCAGTCAGAAACTTTACACAAGAAGAAAAAGACAAACTTGCACAATTGATCCGTGAAGGAAGCACAATTATGCAAGAAGTCGAAGACCTTAACGGAGGTTTGAAAGACACTGTAAAAGCAATTGCTGAAGAAATGCAAATCAAGCCAGCAGTGCTTAACCGTGCAATTAAAATTGCACACAAAGGCGACTTTGCTCAAGCAAGCGAAGACTACAGCATCTTGGAAGATATCTTGGTAGCAGTAGGTAAAGACAATTAATGAGCTATGTCGACGCAATAATTGACAGAGAAACCGATCGAATCCATGTAGTAGAACGCATCAATGGCAAAAGAGTATACAATGAGTATCCTGCTAATTATGTTTTCTACTACAATGATCCTCGTGGTAAATTTAAAACTATCTACGGCACACCAGTGAGTAGATTTGCTACAAAAAGCGGAAAAGAATTTCAACGAGAAAAGCGAATGCACGATCCGGATAAACTCTGGGAAAGCGATATTAATCCAATTTTTAGGTGTTTAAGTGAACACTATTTGGAAGCAGATGCGCCTAAATTAAATGTTGCGTTTTTAGATATTGAGACTGACTATGATCCAACAAAAGGGTTTAGTAGTCCCGAAGAAGCATTTATGCCAATTACTGCTATTACAGTTCACCTGCAGTGGCTGGATCAACTGGTAACAGTCGCTATTCCTCCTAAAGGAATGAGCATGGAAACAGCAAATGAAATAGCTGCAAAATTTGACAACACTGTTATGTTTGCCAATGAAGCAGACATGCTAGAAACTACACTGGACTTGTTAGACGATGCTGACATTGTAAGTGGCTGGAACAGCGAAGGGTATGATATTCCATATATGGTTACTCGCACTACTAGAGTACTCAGTAAAAACGACACACGGCGATACTGTCTCTGGGATAAGTTACCTAAGAAAAGAAATTTTGAAAGGTTTGGTGCAGAAAACGTTACGTATGATCTAATTGGCAGAGTTCATGTTGACTATATGCAATTGTATCGCAAGTACACGTATGAAGAGCGCCACAGTTACAGTCTTGACGCTATTGGCGAGTACGAGCTTGGCGAAAACAAAATTGCGTACGATGGCACATTAGACCAACTATACAACAACGACTTTGAAAAGTTTATTGAATACAATAGACAGGACGTTGCACTACTCGATAAACTAGACAAAAAACTCAAGTTTCTTGACTTAGCAAACCAACTAGCACACGAGAACACTGTGTTGATGCCAACAACAATGGGTGCAGTTGCAGTTACAGAACAAGCTATTATTAACCACGCACACAGCAAAGGAATGGTAGTTCCTAATAGACGCTCACACGAAGGCAATACTCAAGCAGCCGGGGCATATGTTGCGTTTCCTAAAAAAGGCATGCACGACTGGGTTGGTGCAATTGATATTAACAGTCTATATCCTAGTGCAATTCGTGCACTAAACATGGGCCCAGAAACTATTGTTGGCCAACTGCGTCCTAATATGACTGACGAATTCATCAAAAATCAGATAGTAAATAATAAAAAAAGTTTTGCAGATGCATGGGAAAACATGTTTGGTACAATAGAGTACGAAGCAGTTATGAAACGAGATGCTACATTAAACTTAATTATTGACTGGGAGGACGGCCGCAGCGACGAAATTAACGGCAAGGACTGCCATGACTTAATCTTTAGCTCCGGGCAACCGTGGATTATAAGTGCTAATGGTACTATTTTTAAATACGATCAAAAAGGTATTATTCCTGATTTGCTGGAGTTTTGGTATGCAGAACGCAAAGTAATGCAAGCTAAAAAACGTAACGCAGCCGAGAAAGAAGACATTGCGTTCTGGGACAAGCGGCAATTAGTCAAGAAGATTAACTTGAACAGTTTGTATGGTGCTATTCTTAATCCAGGTTGTAGATTTTTTGATAAACGCATCGGGCAATCAACTACACTTACTGGACGCAGTATTGCTAAACACATGGATAGTTTTGTTAACGAAGCAATCACAGGCGAATACAACCATACTGGTGATGCCGTTATATATGGTGATACTGACTCTGTGTACTTTAGTGCTTGGCCTATTCTTAAAGATTCTGTAGAAGCAGGAGAAATTGAGTGGAACAAAGAAATTTGTATACAGATATACGATAATATATCTGATCAACTTAATGAAAGTTTTCCTGGCTTCATGGAACGAGCATTCAACAGCCCACGTGAAATGGGGTCGTTAATTAAAGGTGGTAGAGAACTTATTGCTACCAAAGGTTTGTTTATTAAAAAGAAACGCTACGGAGTACTAATATACGACATGGAAGGCGACAGACTTGATACAGACGGCAAGCCAGGCAAAGTAAAAGCAATGGGGTTGGACTTGAAAAGGTCAGACACTCCTAAGTTTGTACAAACATTTTTAAGCGACTTGTTGACAAATGTACTCAATGGCACAGACAAGCAAAAAACAATTGAGCATATTAAAGAATTTAAACAACAGTTTAAAGAATTACCAGCGTGGAGCAAAGGAACACCCAAACGTGTTAACAACTTAACAAAGCATACAAAAGTGTTCGAAAACACTGGACGCTGTGGTGTTGGGCATGCTATGGCTGCCATTAACTGGAATCGATTGCGTAAAATGCACGGAGACCAATATAGCGGCGAGATCTCTGATGGGCAGAAAGTAATTGTTTGTAAATTAAAAAGCAATCCGCTAAATATTACTAGTGTTGCGTACCCAATTGACCAAACAAGATTGCCCGAATGGTTTAAAGATCTTCCGTTTGATCAAGGGCTAATGGAGGAAACTATTGTAACGCAAAAAGTAGAAAACCTATTAGGAGTTCTTAATTGGGACTTAAAAGTAGAAGTAGGTAGTGATAATGCGTTTAGCGATATGTTTAGTGTACAATGAATCAACTAAAACTCAGTGAATTATTAAAGATTAGAGAAAGCATTACTAGTGTTACTAAAGCACTGGAGGATCTAAGTGAACCATTAAAAGAATTGCTAAAACTTGAAAGTTTTAAAATCAAGGAAAATTTAACACAAAATTTATTTAAGTCTCTTGACCTATTAAATCTTAATATATTAAAAGCTAAAATAAATCAAATTGACAACGATCATCTAATTGAAGAGATTAAAAAACTTAATGAATATGCTAAAAAATTAAGAAAAGTCGAAAAAGAATTTTTTAATGAACTAGATCATAGCAAACAAAGTTTAGCTAGATACGAATGGCTAGTTAATTCAAACTTAATTACAATACAAACACAAATTTCAGAAGTTGGCAAAGATGTTGAGAATATAATAAACAAGAAATTTGAAGAATTAAGTATATCTTTTATTAACTTAGAGTTCCTAGTTGACAATAATATTATATTACATAAGCCAGTCGGTGCGAACATCATTGAAAAAGAACTTGATAGTCTCAAAGACATGATATTAAACGGTGTAATAAAAGAAGAATTTAGCAAGTTTGAAACACAAACCAGATCTATGTCTGATGAAATACAAAAGAAAAGTGCCAAAATTGGATCTACAAAACTTAAAGACATTACAGATTTGATGCCCGAATCTATTAGACGCGAAGTCGTTCGAGAATTTTTTGACACAGAACGTAGCAAATCGATGATTAAAACCATTGACTCTTTAAACACCAGTATGCAATTAATTTCTAAAACAATTGAACATTATATACAAGTTTCTAGAACTGAATTAATCAGGCAATATAACAAAGACAATGATATAAGAAATAATAAAAGTATGAAGTATAGTTTCCCCAACGAAGTTGATTACTATTTCAATAGAGCATCATTTACTAATTTAGAAATTGTTGATAAAATGCCAGGAATTATTGGAAAATCAGTTGACTGGAGATTTCCAATTGCTTATATTGAGCCAAATAGTGCGTCTTTATTTTCGACGCTGGTTGCAGGTGATCCTTTTTATTGGATTGACGACTATAGTTTACCGTATGAAAAACTACGATCAAAAACTAATCCCATTAACCATAAAAAAGTTCTACAGTATACTAAAAAACAGGCAGAAGAATTTATCAAACCAAACAACATAGGAATGTGTGTTAATTGGAATAATTTCTTTTATAGTCCTATATTTGAAATTAAAAAAGAAATAAAATTTATGTCAGATCTAGTTATGCCAGGGGGTATTGTGATGTTTGACTTTATTGACATTTATAGTAGTCGAGGCGCTGACGCTGTTGAAACTTATGGATTTGTTCCAAGTGACTTTGACTTAATTGAAAAAATATGTGAAGAAAATGATTTAGTACTCGAAAATCGTTTAGACTACGATTTTTATATGTCGACAATTGTTCTTTATCGCAAAAAAGGCAATATGCCTGCAACAAACCTCAGTGGCAAGTTAGGTATTGTACAAGATAAAACTTGACACTAAAGTATTACTTAGTATATAATAAAAACAATATATTCATAAAATAAGGATTAATAAATGAGAGACTATCTAATTGACATTGTCAAGCACACTCTTCCAATGAACGCATTTACACAACTTCGAATTGATGCCGACGAAGATGGTACTGCAATTAGTGCAACTGAAACTGAAAAGAAAATGGTATTACGTGCAAAAACGCACGTAAGTATTCCTGAGTTTAAACAAACATTTGGTGTGCCTAACTTGTCGTTAATGAGTACACTACTTAATATTCCAGTATATGACGAAAATTCCACTATTCGTTTAGATACTAAAAGCGACGATGCTGGCAACACTATTCCGTTTAACATTCATTTTGAAAATGATGCAGGAGATTTTAAAAACGATTTCCGTTTGATGAGTCAAAAAGTAATTGCAGGTATTGAACCTCGACTATCATTTAACGCAGACTTGCCTGTGCAGTTTACACCTTCACTTAGTACAATGCAACGGTTTAAGTATCAAGTTAGTGCACACCCTGACGAAAAGAATGTAGAATTTAACATTGAAAACGGTGTAGTGCGCTGTACAGTTGGAGATGCCAGTAGCCACAGTGGTACATTTATGTTCCACAACGAAGGCATTGACGAAAAATCACGTTATACATTTAGTGTTCCAAGTGCATTTGTGCTAGCAGCATTAAACATGGACGGTGATAAAAGCATCAAAATGGGTAGCTTGGGTGTTATGATTACAGTAGACAGCGGATTGATCAGTTACGACTATATTATCCCAATGGTATCTAAATAACAAATCATGGAGACTCTAGACTTAGAAACTACACAGAAAGATTATGCGGTGTTCTTGCCTGCACTTAGTGGTTTTTATGCTACGTTTATAGGCAAGCAACGTTATCAAGAGTATGTAGATACTGCCAGAGTGCCAGCAGGTTTTACCAATGGAATCGAAAGCTTAAACTTTCTTGCACCAAAAGATGCTGCATTTAGATATCCATGGGCGTTGTATAGTGCAGGGCATGCTAATTTAGATACTACTAAATTAGTAGAAAAAGAAGACATGATTCGCAATAGAGATCGCAAAGGAACATTCTTATTAGGTGACTCTGGTGGGTTCCAAATTGCAAAAGGTCTTTGGCCTGGAGAATGGGCAGACCCTAATTGTCCTAAAGCACAAAAACAACGTGAACTAGTACTGGACTGGATGGAAGAGTACATGGACTACGGAATGGTTCTTGATATCCCAACTTGGACCTTCCGTGATCCTAAAGCAAGTGTTGCTTGCGGCATCCGCAGTTATCAAGATGCTGTGGATGCTACTAAAATAAACAACGATTATTTTATCAATAATCGTAAAGGAAATGTAAAGTTTCTTAACGTACTACAAGGCGGCAACCACCAAGAAGCCGACGACTGGTACAATATTATGAAAGACTATAGCGATCCATCTGTTTATCCTGACACACACTTTAATGGGTGGTCAATGGGTGGTCAGAACATGTGCGATGTGCATTTGGTTCTTAAACGCATTGTTACACTAATACACGACGGTTTGCTAAAAGAAGGCTTACATGATTGGATGCACTTCTTGGGTACTAGTAAACTAGAATGGGCGCTACTACTAACAGATATCCAACGTGCAGTACGAAAGTATCACAATCCAAACTTTACTATTAGTTTTGACTGTGCAAGTCCTTTCCTTGCTACAGCAAACGGCATGCTTTACACACACAACAAATATCCAGATCGTGGCAAATGGAGTTACAAAATGGAAAGTGGTGTTGATGATAAAAAGTATGCAACAGATTCCAGACTATTCGGTGATGTGTTACGTGATGACCTTGGATTAACATTTACTGAAGGTCCGATTAGCAAGCAACTACAAGTAAAAGATGTGTGCATTTACAAACCCGGTGACTTGAACAAGATCGGCAAAGAAGGCAAAACATCGTGGGATTCATTTAGTTATGCACTTCAAATGGGTCATAATGTTTGGTCACATTTAGACGCAGTACAAAAAGGAAATGAACTGTACGATCAAGGTATTATGCCAGGAATGTTAGTAGATGATAGATACAGTGAAATCTTTTTTAGAGATGTAGTTGAAGAAATTTTTGCACATCAAGATCGAAACAAAAGTCTAGCATGTATTGAAAGTTATAGCAACTATTTCTTGCGTATTGTTGGTACTAGAGGATTTACCGGCAAGAAAGCAATCAATAGCCAAACTGCTTTTGGCGCAATGTTCTCTCAGGCTT